CCGCGAGGTAGAATGCCAGCTCTTCCCCATTGGGGAAATTAGTAGCATTATAAGCCACTGTGTCAGCGAGGGCGACACCATCGGCGTACAGGGTGAGCGTAGTACCATCAAAATACCCGCCAAGCTTCTTATACGTATCGGCAACTAATGTAACAGCATCTGCCTTTATCGCAGTAACACCGCCGCCACCTGCGGTATTGTGGTAGGTGTCCAGCTTGTCGCCGTCACCTTCCAACCGCCAGAAACCGACGAGGTCCTTATCTTGAAGAGTACCACCGTCAGCCATGATCCCGTCTTCAGCCAATAATGCTTCTTCAGCGAAACCAATAAACACACCACCCTTGGAATCGGCAATGGTACTAACCTTGACACGGCACTCGAACCACAGCTTCTTGTTCTGCTTGAACCAAACTTGACCTGCGGTATTCAGCCCGCCAAGGACTGAAATAGCGGTGATCTCGTTGTCGTTTGTGCTCGTCAGCTTCACCGCCCCGTAGGGCTCGTCCGTCTCCATGCCGATGACCTGACCAGCAGAGGCACCGGTAAAACCGGCAACGCCACCACCAAGATCGGTAGCCGCTTGGTTGGCAGCCAACACGTAGTTACCAGTGAGGTCATTGAAATACACATGCCCGTCAGCGGCACCATTCTGATACTGAAGCCACGGACACGCATTCCAGATCAACGGACTCGGACTTCGACTGGCAGCCGTATTCGCCAGCTCCGTAGACTCAATCTCGCTGACAATGTTGCTACCCGACATAACGGTGGTGAAGTTCTCATTCGTCACAACGGCGTTGAAATCACAGCTCGTCGCCGTACCCTCATTGACGTACACCGACGTTCCGGTGGTCCCATCGGTATGATAGAAAACACAGCCCGGAGCATAACCGGCCGTCGCATCCGTAGGCACAGTCGTACCGTAACACTGCATGATCCCATCTTGACTTTTCCAAATCACCCGCACCGATGCAGCACCGGTCGGGGACGCAATCATATTGTGATGATCGTTACTAAGTTTGTATCTCGACATGCTTCCTCTCCTTTTCCCTATATCGGGCCAGAGATCAGGCCCTATTCTACAATTACATCGTTCCAGTTATGATCGTCCGGGTAACGATGCGTTCGTTGTGTGCCGGGCAACATGCACCCGAGCTTTTTCGGAGCTGATCGTGCATCCAGCATCCACGCGTTTTTCAGGTCAAGCTCCAAGAATTTGTTCATGTACCCGACTTGCAAATCCTCAAATCCCAACTCAGCCTTCGCCAAGCATGCCCCAAGTATTGCTTCATCGAACTGCATACCGGCAGGGTGCGTTGTACCATCGGTGACGAAATATTCTGACGTGGCGTCGGGGTCAGTCCCGCCCGCTGAACCATCGCAACTCAACCAATCGGCTACGGTAAACGCACCGGTCGCGCCGGTGTAATCCGTCACAGTCGCATAGCTATTTCGACCGGTCCCACCGATGATGTAGATTGTCCAGTCATTGAAGTAATCATCGGGATACAGATTGGCTATCGAACTATCGGTCAGCGACGTTGCGTCACCGGCAGATGCCTCCCCACCCTTAGCCTGCATCGCGGCAAACCCGGCCTTGTACCGGAACGTCACTGTATCCGCAGCGGTCGGTTCAGGATCAAACAAGATCTCCCACCGCCGCCCACTGTACGGCCGCACGGCCGCCTTATTCGGGTAGCCAGTCAGAATATCAACCTCACGACACCGGCGAATTTCAGCCTCACTTACCCAGTCCAAGCACGTCCCGCGCCCACTGTCCGCCTCATAAGTGATCTCACCGGCAACCTCACCCTGAAAGTCATCAGCCAACTGATATCGGGCCGGGTCACTATCGACAACGGAAGTGGATGGACAGATACGATATTCAGTAGTCGTATCTGGTGTAGTAGAACCTGAGAGACCGGCCGAAAAAGTGAATTTGCCAGTCGTCCCGTCGTAGTCCGTGATCGTGGCCGTCTCATCTTCGCCCGTCCCGCCCGTCACCTTGAGGACATAGCCATTCCAGTAGTCGTCATCGTAATCAGTGGCCAAATCGGTGTCGGTGATCGACGTAGCATCAGCCGCATCAGCCGTACCCGTTACGGACGGTGCAAATGTAATCGTCATTTCCCGATCCATCCACCGCCAGCCTTCCGGGGGAGCGGAGGCGATGAAGAACTTGATACCGTCATTTACGATATCAAGGCACCGCTGAAGATCATGCTCATTGACCGGCACCATCGCCACGCCTTGACCATCGCTGCCGTAGTAGGCAATACCCGCTGCCTTAGCAACTCGAAGGATCAGCGCTTGGATCGAGTATGCCGATGTCGGTTCCGCCATCTTCTGCCTCCGCTTTCGTCTCTTCTAACTCTTTCGCAGACTCGTATAACAGATTCAGGTTGCCCTCTAACGTGGTTCGGTCTTCACGATTCAACTGAAGCTGCCCGAGAATGTTCCAAAGATTTTGCCACGCGGTATGAATTTCCATGTCACCCCCCACAGAAAAAAGTCTGGGGGCCGAAGCCCCCAAGACAGGTTGTTAGTATTCTCTCGCGATACGCACCCAATCAACATAGATGCCGTCATGGTCAGCCCCCGTACCATCGGCGGTAAAACCAATCACCACGTCCATATCGGTCGAACTGGGGAAGTTGGCATTGGTCTTACTAATATCAATAGCCACGCTATCGCCAAGATCAACACCATCCACATAAAAACGGACCTTGCCGTTCTGTCTATCGACCTTAACACCAAGTCGATACCACGTATCCGCAGCAATCGTCTTCGCGGCGCCAGACTGAGCCGTACCACTGGTAGCCTCGTTGTAACAATACTTCAGCGCATCGCCGTCACCGGAAAGCTGAACAAAGCCGATATAATCCACGTCGGCCAGCGAACTCGCGTCAGCGCCCATGCATCCACCACCGTCCTTAGCCTCGCCCGGCTGAGCCAAGCCCACAAACACACCGGCGTCACCGTCGGTAACTGACACGACCTTAACTCGAGCCTCAAACCACAGGCCCTTTGCAGGCGCGCCAATAGCCGGGGTTTTCATAATGCCAGCCTTGTTTCCACCGGTTGTAATACACGTCACGTCTGCATCCGTGCCGTCTGTTTCCAGTAATACAGAACCATTTTCATCGGCCTGAACCACGACATCGGCTTGTTTGTCCGACTCGCAGTATAGATACCAGTTAATGTCGCCGGTGATCTGGCCTACACCGCTAATAAAGTCAGTGGCATGAGGAACACCCAGAACCGAATTTTGAAAGTCGTCAAACTTGTGAAAGCCCTTATCCGGGCTGGCCCGAAAACTCTCCACCGGACAATCCGCCCAAATGATCGGGCTCGGCATACGACTCACCGGAGACGCAGCCGTACCATAGCTAACGATTCCCGCCATTTAATGTCTCCTTATCCAAAAGAAGGGGGGCCAAGGCCCCCCAGTTTCATCGCTCTTCTTATGCTGCCAGTGCCTTATGGAACACAAAACCGGCACGCCGTCTGTTGGTGCAAAGATTCTGGTGAGCGCCGTCAAGGAACACCGTATACACGGTATGCTGTCCCTTATCCGTCATGGGCTTAGTCTCTCGCATCCAGTAACCATCATGGATCACCGGGCGGAAGTACTTAAAGTCCACACAGTAGATCGGCGACGTAGTATCACCAGTCTCAGGGTCAGTATCGCCCTCAAGCTGCGGCACCCAAACCAGCGGCAGCCGATTAATCAGACAGGTTGCCCCGTCATTAACGATCATCCGGCCGAGGACATCCTTGCCGCTATGGTTGTCGTCCTTGGCATCGGCGAAATCCATCAGCTCTGCGATAGTGTCACTGTCGGCATACATACGCTTCTGCATACCACGAACGTCACTCGGATCGTTGATGAACAGCGGGGCCTTAAACCGCGTTTTCATAAAAGCCACACGGAGCTGCTTCATCAACGTATTATCGATGTTGGTATACACAGCCGCGTAATTCTTCCACTTCTCCACGGAAGCCGTGTCAATACCCGCACAAGCCGTCCCGGTCGAAGCATTCTGATACCGGATTGTCCCGCCGTAGAAACCTTCCGTATTAGTAGCCTCGTCCGCATTAATCATGTTCAGGTAATACGGCACGCCATACGGATATAGTTTGTCGGTCGAACTGTTCGGCGTCTTCCAGAACCGGTCTTCGATCAGATCGGCCAACGCCCACAAACCGGCGATACGCTTGGTCTTCATCAGATCGATGAAGCCCTTGGCCGAGTTCATCTGGTGCTTAATCTCAAGCTCGTCCCACGAGTAATTTGTGGTAAGCTGAGTCCAGGGCACCGTGATCGCATCCATGTGATCGCCAACGGACGGATCATCCGTATCATAGTATCGCCGGTATCTCGCCATACCGTTGTGATCGAGCATAACGTGTCGCTCAATCTGCTTACCGCCATCAATCACCATACGATCCTGTTGATAGATGCGGCACGCCTCGTAATCCTGGTCCGTCCAAAGGACCTCAAAAACCTGCTTCGGCAGGTCATTCAACGTCTCTGCCACCAAGTCAAGTAGCTGACTGGCATCATACGCCATATCTCTGTCTCCTCCGCACGACAGAGACGATTACTCCTTATCTAAACTTCCTAAGCCTCGCCTCTGCTCGCGCTTCCAATTCCTCATCCGTTTTCGGTTTTCCGCCCACTGGCTTCAGAGCTTTCGACTTCGACGGCCGCAAGGTCATTCCCTTTGACCGTTTCTTGACAGCCTTCGTCAACTTTTCCCGAACCTTCCTCTCCCGAATCGGCTCGGTCAAAATCATATGCGCTCGCTCCAAAGCTTCAGGCACAGTCAATCCACGACCGCTCATCTGGGCACCTGCCCAAATCTCATCGGCCATCGTGACAAGAGCCTGCCGCTGTGCAAACTGGCCGGGCGTCAAACCATGCCCGTCGAACGTCGGCATTCCAATAGCGTCACGCGCAGGCCCATAGACATCTTCAAAGTCAGACATATGATCCGACTCAAAAAACGTCATCACCTCTGACGCCAACGCCATATCCATCTCTTGCTGAACGGCCTGTTGCTGCTGCTGTGAAACAACTTCCTGCTGCGGTCGCTGCTTTGCAACCAAGGCTTCAATGACAGGGATCAACGGATTCTCAGGGTCATCCTCTTTCACCGACTTGATAGCGGTGGTCAGGGGATCGTCCTGCTGCTGCTGAACCGGTTGCGGCTGTCCCCGCCTCTCAAGGTTGATCCGACTACGGCCAATCTGAGCAAACTGACGGCTCAGATCGTTCACTCCTTTATGCACCTTCTCAAAGACCTTCATGGCCTTCTTCGGATCGGCCTCATAGAACTCCGAAATCTCTTCCGGGGTCCATTCACTATGTAGCAAACTACGATACACATTTTCCGGTATGGCTGGCTTCTCGTCCGCTTCCTCGTCCGCGTCTTCGACGGCTTCCTCTTTACCATCGTCGTCATCGTCTTGGCTGAGCGAATTGTCACTGTCTGCCGGATCGTCTTCCTCTACTTCTCGATCCGGGGTAGACTCCTCTTCGGTCTCCAAGTCGTGATCGTCTTCGGACTCCGGGGCAGGGGACTCAACCTCGCCTCCGAACTTTGCTAACGTAGCTGCTACCTTGTCCACTACATCTGATTTCTCGTAAGCCTCCTTATCTGGTCTCATGTCCTCTGTACGTTCTGCGTCGTTCTTGTTACCCATCACCACTCCTGAAAAATGACGAGGTAGGTCAGGCTTTACGCGCCTTCGCTGTCGTGATTTTCCTTGTCCCCCGTCTTCTAATTCTTTGACGTTGCTTCACCGCACCAATTTTCTTGAGGTACGTTTCATGCTGCCGGTACGAAGTAAAGACCGGCCGACACTCATTGTCCAGCGGTACATCTGGAAACTTCTCCTTGTGTTCGGCCCGCTGTGACGGATTAACCGCCAGGGCGTCACTATGGATCGCCCGCGCATACTCTCGATCTCCGATGTTCGGGCGCTCCGTGTAGAAGTCCCGGTTCATCGTCCCGCCACACTCGCATGTCACCGGATCGGAACACTGACTGATTGGCCGAATCAGCTCAGTTGTCTGCCCGCATTCGGGGCAGATAAAACAGTATGTTGGCATTACTCACCATCCTTTGGCGCAGCCCACCACTTTTCATATAGCTGTTGGCGAATCATCTTAGCCGAACGCTCCACCACGCCATCAATGAACCGCTGTATCGGACTGGCAGCAACAATACTTTTCGCGCCAACCTCTTCCCGTGAGTCAGTCGTCAATTCATCATCACACATAATCACCCCCCAACAAATAGTTATTTACCCTGCAACCTCTTAATCTCCGCCGCCGTCAACCCGGCCTTCGCCAGACCGCCAGTGACTTTCTTCGTCCGCTTCGTTTCCTTCGGCTTCCGTTTTGCGTTCCGTTTCTTCCCCTTCGCCACCCGCTGCTTATACCGCTCTGTAAACATATGCGGATACTTCTCTCGCAACCGCCGTTCAACGAGGGCGGCTTCCTTTAAGTTCCTCGGTTCTGCTACTGCCATTGCGTCCCTCCAAATCCAGCCGCCGACTGAGCGATGCCAGCTGGTCCCTGTTGTAGTTGATTTGTCTCCCGTTGCGGCGTCGGCACACTCATGCCGTTCGCCAACCCGCCATTCTGCAACACACCACCCATCGTCCCTTTACCGGGGTCCTGCGGCCCCATTTGCTGCATGTATTGCAACCGCTTCTCGAACGTCGGGTCTTGAAATGTCTCTTGCATAACCTCCGAAATCCCCATCTCCTCTGCAATCTGCATAAGAAGCCTGGGGGCATTAAACTCAATTCCCATCTGCGTTGCCACCATTGCCGATTGAGTGACAGCCGGGATCACATTCGTACAGAACTCTAACAGTCGCTTTGCTCGCAACTGCGGTTCCACCACCGTCATCGACCGCTTCACGATCTCGAAAGTGAAATCCAACCAATCACCGCTCCGCTGTTCTGGCGTCAGCCAAACCTGGACCTCCCGGTCCCCCGTCACCCGCCGAATTAACGGCATACCGGGCTTGCCCTGATTGAACATCAGGGGATCGGTGTGAAGATACCACGCTTGTTTGCTGCTGATATCGGCAGAAAAATCACAAACAATATCCCGCATGTCCTCAATACGAACCGTAGCGTTCGCCTGATTACCCTGAAACTCCGTGGCCGTCTCAGCGGTACTCGATCCTACGCCCATGAGCTGATCCGGGTTCCCGGCCATATAGTTAAACCACGACCGAAGATTCTGAACCATCGCCTCATTCTGAGGGTTTTGCCCGCCAAACGACGCCACGTTGATGCCTTTCGGGTCGGAACACTGAAGCGCCGAACCATCCGGCGCTGTCCGAATCGCATCGGCTACATCAGCCATAGCAGGGGGGTACAGAAGAATGTCTTTCTGCCGGTCTGCCTGATCCATAAACTTCTTGAAAATGTCACAGGCCATCGCCGACAGATCACGCCACACACCGACCGGGGCAATCGGAAACGGATTGTCCGGCACCGGCTGTGTCAGCGACCCAAACGTATACGGCCCGCCGTCCGGCCCCACGTATTCCTGCACATGCAAGAATTCCTCCGTAGTCATCTGCTGCGGATCGGGGACATAAATGATCGCCTCGGCATTCGGAACGTAGGTCTCGACCACGTATACAAAATCCTGAAGGTCATACATCCGGGACGCCTTCTTGGAATCCTGCGTCATGCTCTTGGCCCACTCCTTTTCGGCCGGATGCTCAGACGCCTTCGGCAGGGCCTCAACAACCTTCTTTTCCCACCCATAGTCCAAGAGCTGCTGTCGCGGCACCCTGATCCGATGACCAAGAAACGACGCCCGATCAAACGCCGTAGCGGTCGGATCGAACGTGAAATCATCCAGGCTCACCAGGTCGGTATAGATCGAGCCAAGCGGCACGTCGATGTCCTCCGCTATCGGCAGAAGCATCCCATCGGCCGCTATCGAAGTCTTGGCGATGGCAAAACCGAAACACATATCAATGATCGCAGACCGGAGGATGTGACGCATTTTGAGCTGTTTCTGAAGCTTATCCAACGCCAACCCCAACAGCTCCGCATAGTCCTTCTGCGCCAAATAATCGGTCAACACCTTGTTCATACCTTCCTTCTGAACAAGGTTAGGCACCAACGCATGAATCGCCAAATACACAAGGTTGATCGGCGTGTCGCCGGTCAAGCCATGTTGGGCCATCATGTACTGGCCGACGTAATCTTTCACGAAAAGCGCTCTGGCCTTACGGTACGATTCTATCCGTTGAAAACCTTCCTCCACGGCCTTACTTAGCGTTTTGGCATCCAGCTCAACCACTATTTATCCCTCGCTGCGCGATGATCTTGGTGCCAATATTCCTCAGCCCTCGCACTCATGCGCGCGTTTAGCCTTTTCAGATTACTATCACGGCGTTTCTGCAACTCCTGTTTTAACTCAGCGGAAGTCATATTTCTGTCTCCACCCTGTCACCTTCTTTTTCCCTCGCCTCCACGCCTCGTATCTCGCTCCCCAACTTTTACTCGGAGCCACCGGCTGTTTCTTCTTGGGCTTCGGCACGTCCTTATCATCAACGGTCAGGGCATCGGCAATCACGATGTCACCGTGGAGCAACATATCGGCCTGCTTCTTGTCCTGAAGCTCAGCCGGGCCGACACCACCACTGGAATAGTAGATATAAAACTTCGCCTGTTCTATACCCCGTTTGTCGTGATTAATAAGCTTGCCCTGGAACAGCGCCCGCTCATACGCCCGCAACAACAGCTCTTTACCATCTCGGCTACTGTGCCAACCATACTTATCCGTCTTCTTCTCACCCACCGTTCCAATCTGCTCTGTCCGATAATAAAACGGATATTTGTAGTCTTTAACCAGGAGATCGCCCACTTCCAGACCGGGGCCATTCTTCTCCCACTTCAGGAACGGAAGCCGCTGACTGTTTGCCCCTCCACACCAAACAGCCAGGGCCGCAATAACTCGGGCAAACTTCGCCGGTCTGGTATACCGGCTTTTCCATTTCGCTATGAGTTCGCCCGTTTGCTTGCACTTAATGCTAACGACTGACTCAGATGCTCCCTGACCTGACGAAGTGTCAATCCCGAAGATGTAGGTATATTGCTGATCGGGCCGCTGCTCAATGAGATCAACCCAGACTTCGAGTTCGCCAGCCTTCGCCGAACGGAGCGAGAAAAATCCGAGGTCTTTCCGTCTAAGGATGTCTGGAATGTCGTCATCGGATACACGCTCCTTGATCTTGAGGCTGTATCGACCGACCGGATCACAACCGAATAGAGCGGCGTGTTTGTCCAGTTCGTTGATGTCGAAAAACGTATCCCCCGATTCCAGGTCTTCAGCGTAACATTCCTGAGCAATCTCCTTCGGCGTTCGTCGTTTCTTCTGGTTCTCCAACCAGGGCGAGCTAATCTGATACCGCCTCGTATGCGGGTCCTGCGTGACAAATCGGCCTGCCCCCTTATCGGGGTGGTCCCAGAACATAAGTGGTATGACGGTAATCTGTCCGCTATTCTTCCACCGGCTATATTCTGTTCCGGCACCGGTTGGTGTCGAATTCACAATACGGCAAGGCGTCACGTCCGCCGTAGCGGTCCTAATCGCCTCGCCTTCTTCTACCTTTGAAAACTCATCAAGCAGGAGCAACTGGCACCGATCCGCCGTGGTCGCGTGCTTGTTCGTAGACTCGCCCGCTATCGTAGCCTGATTCAATTCATTATAAATCCGCAACTTCGTTCGGTTTTTCGACCCACGCTCCAACACACCCGGAGGCCGCATCCATCGCGGTAGCCAAGTGTTCGTATAATCCACCTTCCAGAAGAGAGAACGGCTGGTCGCACTGTCCACAAGGTCCTCCCTCATGGACATCATGCGAATTTCAATACTGGGGACAAACAGCCACTTATGCTGACAAAAGTACGAACACAGCCACGACGCCCCCATAAAACGCGATTTTTTTATTAGAACGTCCTTACCATTTGCATACGCGTATTCCAGCGCTTCCCAAGCCTCGTCCTGACACTCCCATGTTATCATCGGCTGGTGCGTCTCTTTGGCCGGTCGTTCCTCTCCGTTACTCGTAAACTCGGTTTGCCAGTAGGTATAACAAAACAGATTCACCCACAACAGGCCACTCTCACGACACGCCGCTAAAAGATCGGTCTGCAAAACAGTATCATGTTCCGCCTCTCGCAAGACTCGCTCACGCCACTCCATGTTGTCATCTTTGCGTTTCGGAACCTTGATGCCGGTCTTAGAGCATGTCCAAAATTGACGGTTAGAAGGAAACGGCGTGGGCAACTCTGGCTTTTGTTGAGTCCCGGCCCCAATCACTCCTCACCCCCCGCCATACTATTCATACGCTTCCGGTTAATCTCACTAATTTTATCCGGCACACTGAGCTTGCCGTCATCGATCTCACCCGCAGAACCGGCCTTCCCCTCACACCGCTCTAACAGGAGTTTTAGGTGCGTAATACTCGGCTTATCCGTTACGAACTGCTTGGCCTCGTCATCCCAGACTTTGCCGAGCGCTTTCTCCCAGACCAGCCGGGCCAGGGCCTCAGCCTTCGACACCAACTCCTTTTTCCCCGTTACCGGATTGCGGATACACTCTGTCCGTTCACTGGCAATACCGCGCATGTACTCGGAGACGACACGGCCGGTACGGGCCTTGTTCCCAAGCTCCCGGACTTCGGGCTTGTCTACGCTTCGTTTCTTTGCCACGTTACGTTATC